GGCTAGATTACTTCCCCTAGAAGCGGTTTGGTACAGGTGGACGTTCTTGTTAGTTTCATTGGCCATTCTCTCGTTGGGGCTCGGCTCTCGGATTAAGCCTCCCTGTGGGGGAAGGGCAGCTTGAGAGGATACCCCTTCAAAGAAGTCAAAAGCTGCAAATTTGTCCGCCTCTTTGTAGTTCTGAGAAGCCCAGTTAGCTGGTGGTTGATTCGTCTTGAGTGCGTAATTCCAGACAATCTTGGCAAAGTATCTGCAGAATCTGCGGAGGGTTGAATGTTGTCTGACCACTCCCGCTAGTTGGTAGAGGGGCACTTTGTCAGAGGTTGAAGTCCCTTGCACCTGCACTGACTCTGAGGAGCCCGAATGGTAGCAGAACCAGGCTATCTTTATGGCATTCGTTGTGTAGTCGGCCTCCTGGATGCCGAGTGCCTTCCAGTCTGCAGTGATCTTTTCAAGTTCGGCTTTAGAGGGCATCAGGTTTGACTCCACTGTGAGCTTGAGTGTGTTCAGTTGTTCCTCAGTGGGTGCCGCGAAGAGTGCCTTGGCTGCTTCCGTCATGTTTGAATTTCGCAATCTGGGAAACTTAACCGTGGCTATGGGGTTTGAGTTGGGAGATGACTTTGGCAAGGTGTTCGGAGGCGGGACAGTTGGTGAAGGCTGAGTGTCCATTGATGAGGATGTAGCATCTGTCATCTTTGGTGGTGAAAAGCAGGGCAAGCAGGGTTGTGGCAAGGGCTAGCAGTGCGACGAGGGCTAAGTGCATAGATGACGGCCGGTAGGGTGATGGCTAAGATGACTGGGAGCAGTGGCTTGATTGATGGGTTTCTCTGATTGGGACCTTGATAACTTATGGCTTTGGTTCCGTCACGATAATGGCCTCCGTGTGGTAGTTGGTGGATATTATCCCCTACGTAAGGTAGGGTTGACCTAGTTACTGTGAATATTATTATAGCTACACTAATTCCTACTACTGCTGCGAAGAAAGTTTTCGAGTGGTCAGGTGGGGGTTGTAGGTGGATCGGGGCTGCGGACATGGAGCTCTTGGGTGTGTCTAGTGAGGGCTATGTATGCTGCGCTTCGATCGGCTATTTGGCTCAAGGGGAGGGTGGACAGTACTGTGACTATTGGAAATTCCTTACCTAGCACCTGGTCTGGGCAGTAGAACTTGGCTCCATGTGATTCTAGCAGTCTGGCTATCTCTGGGGTGAGGGCTATAAGTGTGCCGAAAAGGGGGGAACCCAAGACTGGGAGTACTGATTTCAGCTCGGCCTCTCCGGTTCCTATGATTGGGATGGTTAGGTGTTCTTGGATGAAATCTGTGGTGGTCTTTCCTAGTCGGTGGCTGGTTGTCTTTATGAAATGGGGTTGTTGGTGATTGTTTCGGTGCTGGAGAATGTCTGCGAAGAGAGCTTTGTATCCCTTGGGTTGGCCTAGAGGGTACTCATCTAGTATGTTGTATGTGTGTTGTGGGGGATTTGAAGTGAAGGGGAGGATGGATGTGCAGTCTAAGGTTGGTGGGTCGGGAGGTCCGTTGGTGTGTGCCCGGAAGTTGTCACTTTGTTTGAGGAGTTTCCGGATCAGGGTTGATTTTCCTGCTCCGGCTACTGCGTGAATTACTAAAGGCTCAGTTAGGGGGCGGGGGGTTCTCTGGTAACCTTCGGACAGCAGTAGGTTGGTTAGTGTATTCATCCTAGTAATTTGCAAGAATCTCATTACCACCAAACTTAATTAGTGTTCTAACGGTTGTTTGGTGGTCCCTCATTTGATTTTCATCGAAGACTTCGTAGAGCTCGTCCTTGTGTTGGTAGGCAAGGGCTACATCCTGACTGTAGCTGTTGACTGTATCCTTGATTTTTCCTTGTTTAATGGCCAACACAAGGTTTGCCTGCAGCTTCTTGGGTTCTTTGATCAAACCCAGTGGAGTGATGCTGAATCCGCAGAATTCCGCCCAATCTCCTTTCTTTTGGGTGTAGTAGAGTGGTTTGGATGTTAGGGTGAGTTGTTTGGCAATCCCTTGGAAGCTTGCCTTTTCTGTTGGAATTTTTGAGAAGGCTGTGTCATCTCCCGCATATAGTTGGGCAGTGTCCTCTGAAATGTGGAACCTGGTGTGATTGAACGCTATGTTGCACTCTGTGTTTGCATCAAAGGTTGGACCCTCTCCTGTGAGTCTCATGATGGCTAGCACTCCAGTGAATACTTTGGCATTTGTCTTGATGTCTATGTAGCCCTGGATGATAGCCTCTGGAATTGAGTGGTGCTTAGCTTTGAGGACCTCGAATTGCAGCATAGCCCCATCTTGGGATTGGTCGAACTGGGTGAAGTCGTTTGCATAGGCGGCTTGGTCGAAGGTCCATTGGTCTTTGATGAACTCAGTTATCTGCTTTGGGGTCTTCTCACAGTTGAGTTGGATGTTTGGGGGCTTGAATGCTTCTCTAATTCTTCTCATGTATCTGGCCATAGTGCCATAGAGCATGACAGTAGCCTGCTGGAATGAGGCTATGGTCTGACCTGGTTTGATCTTTGGTGCCCCCAGTTTTTCTAGTTTCTTGACCCATTGGGATTTTAGGAAGAGGGAGATGGTGTGCTGGTCGTAGTCCGGGCTCTGCCTATTTTCTCCATTCTTTATCATATTCAGGGGCTTGCTGAGGTATGTCTTTT